CTTGTCATCGACCTGCAGCGTTATTTTTACGGTGTTCGAGTTCATATCGGATTCGTCCCAGGTCCTGCCATTCTTCCAGTGTGAGATCGTCGCGTTCCAGCGGATATCCGCCGTCCTGCAGCGCTTTCAGCCTCAGTAACTTGTGGGTGTATGGATGGAGATCTTCAGACCGTTTGCTGGGGCATTGCATGCACACCGCATCCAGCCAGCCGCCGTTTGCCTTGCGGCATTGCTCCTGCCGGGCCGGGGTGCAAAGCCCGGCCCGGATGGCCTGGAGATCGTCGGTTAGTTTTTTTCGGCATCCTCGCCCTGATTCCTGGATATCCGGGCCGACACGTCGAACACCTGGGCGGCCAGCAGCTCGACCAGGTCGGACGCCTGTTCCAACACGACATCCTTCCAGTCTTCCCGGTAGCCGGGCTTTTTGGGGTCGGTGATCAGCGGCACCCATTTGCCATCTTTTTCAACTTCCAGATCCCCCGACCGAACCCCGCTCAGGATCTCCAGCCCGTACTTTTGCCGGGCCTCGACGGTCCGATTGATGATCCTGCCGTCAACCCGCTCGACAGATGCATTCTGATACGCCAGGCGCTGATGGTTCGTCGGCAGAGTGTAGAACAAGGTAACGCGTTCGCCGGTGATATTATCGTCGAGCTTGAGGCTGCAGGGTGCTCCTAAACGTCGTGCCATAAGTGATTCTCCACGTGTTTGAGTGAAGGGGCAGGTTGATAGCCTGCCCCTGGTTGTCTAGGTAAATGTCAGCGTAAACTCCGGATCGCCTTCATCGTCGCGGGCCACAAACGGGAGGTCATAAGTCCGAATTCCCTCGCGGTCCCCATAGCTTGGTGTCCGGTACTGGCACACCGGCAACGAGATCGCGCAGATGTTCCCCGCAGTTTCCCCAATCGTCGCGGATATGGCCGCAGTGGTGCCGGCTTTCCAACCCGCCCAGGGATCAAATTCAGCAAAGGTTACAGCTTCTGGGTCTACCGATCCCGTCACTTCACGGCCATTGATGATAAACCCGGCAATGCCGTTCTCGTCATTGATGTCCTGTCGCTTTGCGATGCTGTTGCCCAGGCTGACAGACAAGGCGGTGACAACCGGGGTAAACGATCCGATTGTCAGGTTGATCCCCGCAACAACGGGGGGCACGACGCTCGACAGCACTGCATCCGGAAGTGAGGCATCTGTGGGAGCGACATACGCGCCCTGCAACGAAAACGTGATCTTTCCGATGCCGGATGGAGCGGACATATCCATCGTGCCGACACATCCAACCATTTTATGCAGGGCTCCGTCTTCGTACCAGTAGACCGTACATGTCTTTTGTGATGCAGGCGTCTGTGTCGCGCTCGCATATGTGACCGACGTATCCGTTTCCACAACCTCATCCATCGCGCAGCACTTGAGTAGAGGACCAAAGGCCGGAGCGGTACCAGCGGTCCCGGACCCCATGAGCTCCGCCTCGATGTCGATCGTATTGTGAACCCCGTGGACCACGTGGCCCTGGCTGGACCAGATCGGCCGGACAGTATCCCGAGCGATTTCTTCGCCGGATGGCTTCATGACCGCCGCAGTGTTGCACACGACAGCATCGGTTGCGGCCGTTGGGATTGCATCTGTCCCGCGTTCCGTCTCTTCTTTGACGAGGATTACCCGTCGTTGGGTTAATTTCATTATGATGTTCTCCTCAAATATGTTTGAACCGAAAACACGGCCTCGTAGCCGATAATCCCCGACCCCTCAGGCATGCGCAGAATTGTATCCCGCACCTTTACCAGCTGCCCTGCCGTAGTCTCGGCTCCGGCCAAGGCAGCTTCCACCTGGTCGAGCAGGTTCAACGCGGCAGTCGCGGCATCATGGTTGGAGCGGTATTTTTTGGCGAGCACCAAGACGGTCCAGCTCCAGGTCTGCGCCTGCACAAGGGCACCGGCTGCCTGATTCGGTTTTGCGGGACCACCAGCATACACAACCCAGCACGCAGCCGATCGCACATCCAGTGCCTTGCGATCGTCCATTCCCAGGGGCAGAGAGCCTATCCGGACCGATCCCGGCAGGGCCGATTCGAGCAGGGCCACAATTTGATCCTCGGTTCCTGTTCGCGTTGCCGTCATACCAAATACCTCGTCAGCGCAGACTCTATCTCTGCCCAGTCAAGCCCGGATTCATCCGGCAAAAAGGGACGGGCCGGGATTGTTGAGCCGGGGTGGTTAACCGACTGCACAGGGTGAGCCGCGCCCGGCCAAAACAGGGCCTTTCCGTTTTTGGGTTGAATCACTCTGGGCTTTGTCTTGCCGCCAAATTGATGGATGGCCGCGTACGCCACGTTTGTTCCAACCTCGACGCTGTCCATGTCTGCACTTGAGTTGATAGACCGGCGCAACCGGGAAGTATTGACCAACGTCTGCCCGCCGGCAGCTTTGACCCTGGAGGACTCCGGCCAGCGATGGCCGGGTAGCCCGCCATCTTCAAAGGCCTCTGCGGACTGATTGACAACGATCTCACCGACCTCTCGCATGGCAGGTGTCATGTCCTTCAGCTTTGCCAGCAACCCGTCCAACAAAGTCTGTACCGGCCGCGTATCGACATCGACACTTACTCCGGCCATCAGAAGCCCCTCCAGCGGTCATGGGTAAACATCCGGCTCGGGGCCGAAACAAGCACCTCGTCGCTGTCCGGTGTGGATTCGCCCCCGGCCTGTGGACCGATAACGATCTTCCCGGCGGCTATGGACTCCAACAGCTTGACGCACCGGGACGATTCCCGCTGCCAGCCTTCCGGCTCAACAATCCCCGGCCGGTGCAGATACAGGTGATGCACGGCCAGTTTTGCCGAAATGTTGGCGATCAGTCCGGGCAGGGGTGCCGCAAGAGGCACCGCCAGCACCGTACCGACATACGAGTCGATCTCGCGATCGGCGGAGTCGATGGCCTCCAGCAATATGCCCTGGACAGCTGCGTCTTCCAGGCTGCCCGACCCGGCATCGTCGGCCAGGTCGAGCAGCTCGGAGACGGGCAGCAGTTTCTGCAGGTCGGCAACAGTCGAGTACACGGCTTAATCCTCGGACACGGTTGCCGCACAAATGGCGCTGGTATTGACGATGGGGAAGGGCTTGCTTTCCGCAACCAGCTTGACGCCCGAGGGGTCTTTCAACGTGATGGGCTTGATAAAGAACGGCATGGCCTGCAGGTTCCCGTCCAGGTCGTCGATGGCGCAGTAGGGCATCTTGTGCCCACCGTCCTTGGCGACCATGACAAACTGATGGTCCCCGACCTTGGCCGTCATGACCCCGGTGGACGGGTTGCGATACTTCTCGGCCATGCGCTTGACCACGTATCCGCCCACGGTGACCGTGTTCTCCGCGATGGAGACATTGACCTTGGCCGTGGAGGTCACGTTCTCGGCCAGCCCCACCAGGTGGGAGAAGGCCAGCTTGCCCGCATAGGTAACCAGGGATCCGCCAAAACCCTCTTCCTCGATCTTCTCGGCCATGCCGGTCAGAATGGCGAACACGTCCTTGATCTTGGCACCGGTTGCGCTGATCAGGACGGATGGCGAAAAAGACAGGGTGGACCCAAAGTTCACGTCCCAGGTCTCGTACTGGCCGCCCTCCAGAGCAACGGGCCATTGGACGCGACCTGTCAGGGCCATGGCCCCCATTGCCTCGGCCGTCTTCCTGCAGGCCTTGCGGAGACAGTCGGTCTTCTCTCTGGACCACGCCTGCAGGCCTTCGCGGCCCAGCACCTTGAGGTTGTTCAGGTCCGCACCCGTGACCATGGTGTTTGGCCGGATGGGCAACGGCTCGAAAAATGACATGGACCCCGACTCGGTGGTTGCCGGGACGGAGGGCGCCCCGCGTAACACAACGGGCAGCTCGCGGACTACGGCGGACACCATGTCCGATCCGACCACGGGCGAACCCAGGTTCGGGCGATCCGTAAATATCTCGTCGATGATAGTTGTACGAATGGGGGGCAGGGACTTCAGGTTGCTTACGAGCGCATCCCTGGAAAAGAGGGCTGTCAGATCGATCATGATATATACCTCGTGTATTTCAGGTTAAATGGAAGACACGGCCCGCCGTGCCCTTGCATGAGTTTAAGGCCGTGCCCTATTCTGCATAAATTCCCTTGTCGCGCAGGGTATTGAGCAGGGCGGTAGACGGATCGGCCTCTGCGGACGCCCCGACCTTGGCCACGGAGAGACGGAACGAACCGTGGACGATATACAGGGCCGTATTGTTGGTGTCCGTGTCTACGTCCTGATCGAGGATACCCACGGGATCTCT